GCGGCTTTTCGGCGTGGCCGCTACCGTTTCCAAGAGCCTTTTTCTGCTTAAAATAATATCTATGGGAATGCCGTCTAAGTAATCTCTCAGCCTACCCCAGCTTTTACATTCTCGTATGAGGCTGAGCTCGTGTTTCCAAGCATCAACCGGCGTCATGTTTTTGTATTCAGGCCGAAAATCGCAGGCAAAGGGGTAGAAGCCCTCGCCGACCGCTTGACTGGTAGTAGCGCCAGAATAGATGACACGTGCGGAAATCAGCGGGAGTCCGAGCTCAAAGCAGAGTGTGGAAACAATCCCGAGTGGGTTGCTCAGATGATAATGGGGATTGATCTCTCGCCCTAATCTTTTGGCCAGCTCGTCCGCAACTTCCTTGTATGTTGGGTTGCCTCGTTTATTGATCACGTTGTCCAGTAGTATTTCAGCAAGAGCCCTGTCAATATCCTTAAGCTGAGGCATCGAAGCCCTCCCTCCTCGCACTCGTTAACGCTGCGACTAAGCACCGTTTAGAGATGGTATTTAATTTTGATGGTTGAGCTTTTTCCGCTGGGAGTCGTATGTAAAACCTCATCCCCAGGCCTCATCATCTGATACATGACGCCGCACACAGAGGGCATTTTACTTTGAAGACCGAGGGCGCGGTGAATATCACCGGATATAAGGGTGCAGGTATGCTCCTCGCGCTGTTGACAGTCCTCGAACACTCCATGGATATATTTCCTGATTTCTACCCTGCCGAGAACAGGCGCAGCAGTTTGTTCCGGGCTGTGTATATAGGGCCATCTGTCCATCGAAACAGACCTATGTGTCCCAGCAATTTCATCCTCCAAATCAAAAGGCTCTGTGTGCAAAGTGGTGCCAACCGCCGCTTCTATTGTACGAAGCTCTTCTGCTGTGAGGGGTAGCGCATCCAATCCCTTTTTTAACCACATACCACTATTTCGGATCTCCCACTCTGGACTAAATTGACCAAGCCATGTGTCGCTTGGTTGAAAGTCCACGGCACGGTTTAGCGTAGCAATAATAGCTTCTTCCAAACGAAGGCGCTGCTGTGCATCATTAATTTGGAAGACGGCAAAAGAGAGATTGTCGCGCAAGTATGCGCTGACCTCTCGCTCGATAGCAGCCTCCCGCTCGGGGTCAACATGGGTTGCATTTTCCGGTCGGTCAGTATTCAGCGTCCAAACAGCCAGATATGGATCAGCGCGCCGGTTCAGGATTGCTTTTCCGATGTTTTTTCGAAAAATACTCCCATTATGGTTTTCTCGATCAAAATGATCTCTAAGGCGGTTCCGCAAGCGATTCGCAGAGGTGTGAGTTCCCACACGGACAATGCGCCGGAGGTTCCCATACGCCTCGCCTTTTTCAAACACAATATAAATCCCGTTATGAAAGGGAATCCGTGCTATGTCCTGCCAGGCATACTGGGGCAGCGCGTTAAATATTTGATGCAGCTGCCCGCACATGCTCTCCTTGGAGCGGTGTACTGCCACGGGAGCTTGCGGGGGATTTTCAAGCTGCTGCTTTAAAAATTGTATTCTGGGGCCTATGCGTAAACTCCCCAACGGAAGCGACCAATGAGCCAGTTTGGGAAGCAAATGTTGATAATAATGCCTGCCTGCCAAGATAATAAACTCATCGCCATTCATATCACACTCTTCCGATAGCTGCTGAAGCACCCCATTTGCCCACGATAGTTGCTGTATGGTAGGCATGTCTGCAAGAGTGAGATCATAGGGAGCAATTTTTCTGTCCTCGGGGATCAAGCCATATTTGGCAGAGAGAATATAAATTTTATCAGCAATACGTTTGGAATATTGATAGGACAGCGAAAAGAGCTCGCTTGGCGCATACATTTCCGCTGCGGCACACGTATAATTCCGCTTTAGCTTACTACAGGAAATCAAAGCGATTTTCATTCTATCACACCTCTACTCTACATGAAGGTTTTCAACAATAACTCATCAGGCTTTGTCATCGTCTCCCGGAGCCTCAATCAGTGTCGAGATGAGTTGGCTGAAATCAATACTATAGCGTTTGACGTCTGCCGCCTTTAATTTCAGTTGCTTACAGTTTGTAAGCAACTGATTTGCTCCTTAAAAATAAAATAACTTCACTTGTGCTTGAGGTGTAACAAGATTTCTTTCATGCGGGTAGTATAAATCTTTACCACAGCATTTTTTGAATTTAACTCCACTCCCACAAGAGCAACGCTCATTTCTACCGACTTTTTCTATTTCCTTCATTCTTGTTTCAATAACACTTTTCACTGTGAAATTTTGGAGGAAGGATATGTTGAGTTCTAAAAACTGGTCAAGTTTTTTGAATTTTTCTACTTCATCTCTGTTATCATCGGACAACTCGAGAATGCATCTTTTATCCTCTGGATGACTCACTAAACAGACTGCCTGAAACTCTTTAATTTCATCAATTATTTCTACAGCAGGCTTTCCCCAATACAAGTTACCTTTAATATGAGGGCATTCTAACCTCTGCATTGATTTTCCGCAAATACTGCAATGTGAGCGTGTTATGATATACTCACTGCTTGAAAACACATTATAGGGATATAGTGTCTCGTAATTTCGCAACAAATCTAATAATGGAGGGACATCAAGTCTGTCATCTGTAAATCTCCCGATGTATTGTGCATCATCAATACAGTCCTGTAGTTTATTCCAAGATGACTTATATTCTTTGCCCTTTAACAACCCAAAGTATTGCATCAAATTGCAAAATAACACGAAATACTGTTTGAATACATACTGAGCATTTGCCAGTTGTTCATCCTTTGTGGCAACAGCTATTTGTTGCACACTCTCAAAAAGTTCAGAGCAAAAATCATACTCTCTGCATGGGTTAGTAAAATCTCCTGATTTAATACGCCGCTTTGTTTGATTAAGTGCATTGCAAATACCATCAACTTGCTTTATGGAATTCTTTTCTGAAAAATATCGTAGCATCCTAACCCTCATATTTTGTTAATATCTATCTTTTCAAACTTCTCCTTAAAAGTATCTGCGTCCCCTTTATAGTGGATAAATTTCTCTTTTCCTTTTGATTTAACAATAAAAGTAACATCTACTTGAGTATCCTCTTTTTCATGCCCTTTTCGTTTTTCCCGTATATAATTACATACCATGTCAATCGCCATAGGTAGGAGAACACTTTGAGCAATCCATATTATCGGCATCCATATATCAAATGAATGCAAGGAACGAATTTTTATATCTCCATCAGCTAAGATATCATAACTATGAGTTAAATCATTTTGTCTGCAATATTTTAAGAAGTCAACAGTCTCCTGCGCAAAATAATATTCGTCATCTTGATAGCGCAAAGGAACTGCTACAATATCCGTAGTCCACAGCTTGTCTTTTGATGTTTGTGATATATTTTCCGCACTAAAATAGTCGTCATATTTTATATCAATATCTTTGATTTCAATTTCATAAGTTGTACTCATCATTTTGCTCCTTTTAATTATTTCACCATATAGATATGCACGACGCGGTCATAGGCTTATGCGATTAAAAACTTTCCATTATTGCTAAACTCCGCACAACCAACCAAATAAAAAACCGCACAGTAACCTGCACGGCTGGCTGTGGTCAGACGCGGAGCCTGCCGTTAATTAATTATAGTTGAAAACTCCAAGTTTTACAATGTAATTGTCGAATGGATGCTCAAATCTGCAATTTTTGACCCCGTTAGGGATGGGTTAGGGATTTGCGATTAGGGCGGCGGAAAAAATCCCGCCGCCCTAAAACTTTTCCCATCCCAAACCGGGCAAATCAATTAGGGATGGCACTCTAAAACCCAAACCTAAAACGCAGAAAAACCGCCATTTTAGGCGGTTTTTCAAGGAAAAATGGTCGGAGTGACAGGATTTGAACCTGCGGCATCCTGCTCCCAAAGCAGGCGCGCTACCAACTGCGCTACACCCCGATATTTAGTTTTGCATTGTTTTCGCGCCAGTTCCCAAAGCTGGCGCGCTACCAACTGCGCTACACCCCGATAAAGATACATAGGCCTTACGCCGCCGGAGATCCCGAGACGGCAGATCAAAGTAAAGCACAAAAAATTATACGACAAAAGCCCTTTACTGTCAACCGAATGCCTGTACCTGCTGGAAAAGCCGGAGGGCAAAGGTTCAAGCAAACAGTGAAAAGAGAAAACCCGCAAAGCGCGTAGCGATGCGGGTTTTCGTTTGTGGCGATTGACCAGTAATGATGACTTTTCGTAAGGAAAATCAGTTCGGTCCTTTAGGGGGATTCGAACTTTCACCACCCAAAGTGGTCGAAATCGACCACTTTGCCAGCCATCTAATCGGCATCGCCGCATAAGGTCTTCAGCTATCAGCCACTCGTACTGTTCATCGAAATTGGACTGACAACAGCTACTTCATGCAAACGAGAACATCCTCAACGCAAACTTCATTATAATCGGCTTTTCTTAATCGGTCAATCAGATTCTCTTTATCGACTATTGTATTTGCTCCAAGTTTGGAGGATAAATCCCGGAGAAAACGCATGAGCTCATCTGGGGTTGCACAAATCACACCGAACTCGTCTGCGTATTCACGAAAGAATGCATCTTTCAGCTCGCCGTAAGTCATTGTCATACCTCTTTTCTCAAATGGATTTCGTTATTGTTGAGGTAATTATTCTTCCTTGAGATAGTGTTATACTTCAGATACGCTAAAAGCATCTTATGGCAGAAAGAGAGAGCTTAAGATGTTTTTAGATAATCTATCCACCTCCGTCCTCAGACTTTGCGGCGTTTGCGATCTCAGCTACGCAAAAGCCGCCGAGCGCTGCACCATTAGCTCCAGATGCTTTGCTGATATTGCGCAGAAGAAGACAGCGCCGTCAATCCTAACGCTTGAAAAGCTTTGCATAGGTTTCGACTTGACGCCTAACGACCTGCTAATACCTCCGTCAAACCGGGAGGAGCTTACATATCGCGACGCTATGCCGGTAACGCAAATACACTGCTTCCGCTGCCTACACGGACTTACCGGTTTCCCTGTCTGCCCACGATGCGGGATAACCCTCGAAAGAGAATACCAGCACTACTGTGACCGCTGCGGTCAATGCCTTGATTGGCGCCATTTTAATACCGCAACCATCATTCTTCCGTCCAGGTAAAAGCCATCCATATCTCACTTTTGGCCAGCGCATCTGCGGTGGCCTTATTGTTTCGCCCTTTTTCCTTCCCCCGGCGTGAACAATTTCCTCTGATTCACTATTGAAGTTTTGCAGACTTTCTCAATTGGGTTTCAATCTTGCGCGGCGAGGTAATCAGAGCAGCTTGACCTCTTTTTCTTTTTGCCAGACGCAGTATGGGAGAAGCTCATCCCGATTCTCAAACGGAAGATTCATGAAATCAATGATTTTCTCATTCGGGAAGTGCGACTCGCAATACGCGGGGATTACCCCGTCCGGAACGATCCCGATCTTCTCTTTCTCCAACAGCCGTTCGGCAAGCAACTTCGCTTCGTGCATGAACACCGGGAGACCGGCATTGCGAAGAGCAAGATAGAACTTCACCGACTCAACGGTTCTGCTCCACGCATCTCCTGCGACGCTTAGATAGAATCCGCCATCATCGTGACTGACATACAGGCTTACATGAGTTGAGTTCCCACCACGGCACACCTCCCAAGGATGGCCGCCGTGAAACTGCCTGTTGCATAACCAATCCAGAAAAGCGTCTGCGGAATCTGGATCGATTTCACCGAGTCCCTCATCACGACCGTCTGCGTGTCTTTCGTACTGCTGTCGCAGCGGCAAGTCCGTTCCCTCATACTTGTTTGCAGCATAACCGAGCGCACAGTATGAGTAGAAATCGTTCGCCGTCATGCGTTCGATGCGGGATTCCAGCTTTTGAGGTTCAGCTTCCTGCTCTGCGGCATATCTGACGAATTCGTTTATTTCTGCCTGAGTGAGATTCTCGAAGAAGGATTTGCGTTCCTCCGGAAACACGTTCCACAAGTGCTTGCGCAGAATGGTTCCCGTTCGATGCTGCGGGGGTAACCCTTCGGCAACGCGCTTGTTATATGTTCCGGCTTCAAGCTCGGTAAGGCATTTTTTGACGCTGTCCAGAAGCCACTCGGTGAATTCGGATATGTCGTATGGGTAAGAGCGCTCTTTTCTCTTGTCGTCAACAATTACGAGCCTATTGCCGACAACGATACACCGATAACCGATTTCTTCATCTTCGACCGCGAAGAAGTTATACCATTCGATCTCGTTCGGAAATTCGTCATGCCACCAGTTTTCAAATTCCTCACGGCTTTCAACATCCCCGTCTGCAAGCATTTCCTCGAAGTCGCCGAAGTCTTCAATTGTTCCGCGTTCTGCCGTGAACCACAGCTCACGCGCTCCGTTGCCTGATGCCGCAGATACTCGCTTAAGCAAAGAATAGATTTCATCGAGAAGTTCGTAGGTTCGGTCATCAAACGAAACATCGCAGTTGATGTCCATATATTGGTTCCGTTTTAGCACATTGATATAGTGCTTAACCCCCGGAGCTTTCAGCGTGCTATTCATTTCGGCACCTCCGTTTCCATTGCCGTTACATCTCCTGTGAGAGCGCCGTCTGAAACTTTGGCGATACCCGCCTCCATCTCGTTCCAGCACTTCATGTTGAGAAGGACATACTGTGGTTTGCCGTCCTTTATGATATGGAGAGCGACATCGTTTCTTTCAATATAGTTGATCACACTCTCGAAGCAGTTGGAGAAATCGCAGAGTTCAATTGTTTTTCTCGGGAATATATGCGTTTCACCATTTTCGGAAGGCATATCTGAGATGGGGAGCTGTTCATCCGTAATGGTCGCGGCGTTATTGACCAAGAAATCATACAGGGCATTCACATCCTCGAGGTTTACGCTGATCTCCTTGCCGTCTTCTTCCCACGACACGGTGTAATCTGCGGCCTCGTACAGCCACCATCCGAGCCAGTCGTTTTTGTCGTGCATGGCTTCTCCAAGCACATCTCGCAATGCGGACAGATACTGGTTGTCGATGTCGAAGGTGGTAATTCCGTCGCTGAGCTTGCTCAGTGCGTCGCTGAAGTCCTTGATGTTCGCTTCCTGTGTGCGGATCTTCTGAATCGCAAGGACGAATGCTTCTCTTGTTATCATTATCCCTTTTCTCCCTTACTATTTTGAGTAATCATCATGGCAGCTCAATAATCTGCTCATAGAGCAGGATGTGACCCTTTGTCACGACTGCATTATCATGATAGTGGCCGAAGAACCACGCCTTATATTTGCAGTCGCGCTTGATTTCCTCCAAGAAGGCTGTCAAGGCGTCCTGCTGGTAGAAAGAACCCGTAATGATTTTGGCAAGGCTGTCGGGGGCGCAATGCGTGATGATATAATCTACCTCCATGTTGTGCTGCGCCAGATTCTTTCGCGCCTCATTGTATTCTTCCTCAGATGGTAGTTCTTCTTTCCACCAAGAGCGATGGTTGATGCGGAACATGGCTCGTCTTGCGGCCAATCGCTTGTACTGCTGCTCAAAGTCGGGGGCGTCCGGGTCGAGTATGCCATCGCTCACATCGTGGCAGCTTGCGCCTCCCATCGTGAAGAAGGAGTGACCGCCAATCTCAAAGACCTGACCGCGCATGAGATGGAGGATGGACGGCGTGATATATTGAACCTTGCCGCCGTGCCACTCGTCAACCGGGAATTTTGCCAACAGGTCGTAATTTGAGTGATTGCCGGCGATGAACAGAGTGGTAAAAGGCTTATCGCTCAGCCACTTGTACCAGTACCGTTCACTTGGGCTATCCTCCCATATTCCAAAGTCGCCGCATATGATGACATAATCGTCTTTGGTCATGCCGCGCTGTTCCGGGAAGTTCTTGCTTGAAAAACGCTCGAACTCTCCATGCGTGTCGCCCGTCACGAAAATCATGTGCCGTGCGCCTCCTTAAATGCGATATTGTTTGCCACCAACTCATCGAAGGTCACTGGCTCGTATCCGTTTACCTCAACGCTTGCGTTCAGCGCGTGTGGCATATTCCGAAGCAAAGGCCAGTAGTCGCTGCCGGTGTTGTCGTGGATATGGCCGTGGATCATGTATCTGCCCCTGCTTGCACCGTTCCAGGTCATGAGTGGGTAATGGCACAAGACGAGCTTATGATTGCCGTCGCTTATCTCAGCGAAGTGCTGAACACTCTGAAAGAATGCATCGAGGTCGGTTTTCTTCATCCAGTCCTTATCGTGATTTCCCACGATGAGGTGCTTTTTCCCGTTCAATTCTTGCAGATACTCGCTTGCTGGAACAGCGTTACGGAAGAAGATATCCCCAAGGATATATACCGTGTCGTTCTTTTTGACACGCCGGTTCCACCGCTTGCACAGCTCGGCATTCATCTCATCTAAAGTCGCAAACGGTCGGTTCGTGTGCTTGAGAATGTTTGCGTGTCCGATGTGAAGATCGGCAGTATAATAAACCATTGGGCAGTTCCTTTCGATTTCGTCGTTATCCGTCCGCGAAGATATCCTCACAGACGATGTTGAGATTTGGCGCAACGCTGTTGAGCTCGGCAATTGCGAGAGTATCGTCGTCATATTTTCTTTCCGGCAGATAGAGGTTACTTATCACGCTCGGCGTTTTTGTTTCCTTGTAGCTCAACACGCCGGGATGCCCCCAGAAACAGTTCACAGGATGCCAAGCCGCGTAGTTGTCCACTTCACTGCGATAGTCAAGCCCTTCCATCGCTGGGCAAATGCATCTGATGTACTGTTCCCTATCTTTTATGATAGCGGCTTTCACATGAGCGTTATGAACACGCATTTTGTAGGTGCTATCCCAAACATTTATGAAATCCCATTCACAGTCGGTGAGAGGCAGAGAAGTATTCTTTATGCAGATTACCGGCTCCAGCAATCGATACTGCCCTTGAGCAACATGATGAGTTGCGCCGAGTTCGCCATTCAAGTAGCGGTAGAGAGCATCGACCGTATCTCTATGTTCTTCAAAGTCCAGCGCTTCGACAAATGCTCTGATCTGCCCCATGGTTCCGTAGTAACGCTTGGGGAAGGACGAGAAGCTTGGCCTGAAATAGTCGTCAAGCGTTATTGCATACATAGGTTCCTCTTTCGAAGATCTGTTCACAGTCAACCTCTTTCTTCCCCCCCACATTGTCAGGCGGCGGCAGGATGCCGCTTTATCAAAGACCTGCCCATGTCTTTATCACATCTGCGTTCTTTGGATCGATGAAGAAGCGCATCATTGCGCGGGTGACGATATCTATCGTCGTATTTTTTTCTTCGCAATACGCTTTGAAATCACGCAGCGTTTGCTCGTCGATTTCCACCTCGCACTCCACAAGTGTGGGCAGCACCTCGTAGCTTTTCATCAAAAAGTGCATTTTGTCGATGCGCTTGTCTATATGCCAGTGCCCGCAGAACCAGTAGCCATAGCAGAGTTTGCTCTCGATAGTGTCGAGCCATTCTTCTGTGCTGCGGTCAACGGTGCTTTGATCCAACCCCGTGAGGAACGCCTCTGTTGGCGTATACCTTGCCGGGCATGTATGAGAAAGGACGCAGTCGACCATCCAGCCGATTGCGTCCAACTTCTGCTCAACAAGAGCTTTCGTTTTATCGGAAGGCTGTTCATCGTCGAACCAGCCCATACCTCGCCGCAAACGGTAGAACTTGTCCACCGAATACGCGCCGCCCATGACTATGGCTCTATAGCCGTCAAGATCAAAGACCTCACCATCCTTGGCGAACAGAAGATTCGGGTAATCTGGCTCGACATATACTGTGCCGCCATTCCACATTTGTTCTTCATAGGATGGAATCGTCTCGGGCCGCATCTCATGGTTTCCGTGGACGCAGAAGATTGTGACTCCCTGCTTATTAAGAAGTTTCTTTGACTTCCTGTCGCCGCGCTCGTTTCCGTAGTAGTTCAGACCTGCGTCCCCGAGAATGATGATTGTGTCGGTCGGCTGGATGTCATAGTGCTTGATATCGTTTATGATCCTACGGACATCGCCGTGGATATCGCCGGTAAAATAGTACATGGAACACCTCGTTACTCGTTTTCCTCAACGCCAAATATTTTGTACAGCTCACTGCGGCACTCTGCTAATTGGAGATCGATCTGCCTCTTGCAGCGTTGTGTGCCGGTCGCTTTCAGCCACTTCTGCTTGAACCGCTGTACATCCTTCAAGTAGTCCTCCGGTCCGGTATCGCCAGATACATACCAGTCGTAGCTATGTAACAGGCAAAACATATCATACACCATTTCGGATAATTCCGCATCCTCCAGCGGATTTATTTTTCGGGCTCTTGGTGAATTTGCAAACCCCTTTTCGCCGTAATTCACATCAATGCCATACCCAAAAATTTCATGGCACAAGGTGTCGTTCGCATAATTGAAATGTCCGCCGCTCAAATTATTCGCCATCCTTTAGAATATCGTTGAAGCTAAAAACCACAGCATTTGTCCTTTCCGAATATGTTCCCGATAAGGAATATGACTTTTCTGCATCCAGTCCATTAGATTGAAGCAGTTCTTTTATGAATAGTCGACTGTGGATACGAAGCTTCGTGTGCCGCTCCGTAAGCAGTCCGTCAGGCGTCTTGAAGGACAGCACTTCTGTAGCATCACAGGGGCATATTGCCAAGGAGTGATTTGCTTCGTTGACCCGAAGACAGATATGCGAAGGCGAACCCAATACACGGATAACATCCTTGCTGATTTGAACGGCATTCCAGTGTCCCTGAATCGAGAGGGCCATGTAGAGCTTTCTCTTTTTGGAATTTACCTCTTTATCGTCAGCACTCATAATCCACCGCCATTTCCGCCTGAATATGTTGCTCTCAGCTGTTCCTGCGCGACTGTGCTAATTGGGCTGTTCTCCGGGTTTTCGCCAGAGCCTGATTGCGTTGCATATCCGTCAAAGGCTTCGAACAGATTGAGCTGTTGGCTTGCGGCATAGTCGTTGTAGGACTTTCCGATGCAGTCCTTATACTCATCGGGATAGTATTTGACCTGGCGCTTTTTCACCTCACCTGTGCTTTTGTCGACATACTCGACGGGAGTTGGTGTGAACATGATGGATTCTTCGAGATCAAATACGAGTATCAAGCCCTTCGGTGAGGCGGCGATCCTGCCAAGCGCCTTATATCGGCAGTGCTCATCCCACCCCATCAGGTCAAATATCTTCTTTATGAACTCCAGCGAAGTGATGTCTTTGTTTACCCAAGAGTCTTGCTTCAGACGAGCCCATTCCACTGATGCGCTTTCTTCTTCCGCACAGGTGACAATGGCAAGACGCTTTTTCTCTCGGTTCACGATGGGAAGGATGTGCTGAACTCCTTCGAACAGGCGAATGCAAGCCATGTTACAGGTGAAGCGTCCGTACTTTATACTGACCGCTGGCTTCTTCAGCATGGAAAACTGCGTCCGGGGCGGAAGCTCATAACCATCAAGGTTTTCAAAGGGCAGATCTTCCTTTTGCTCCAAGCGTGCCTGAACGAGCTGGCGAATGAGCTCCTGCTCCTTTGCATTATAGGCGGAGCCCTTCTTTTCTTCCGCTGTCGCCGCAGATGCGGTCTTTATCTCGTTCTCCACTACTGTTTCCATTTTATCACACCTTTCACATTGATGTCAGCAACCGCTCAACTTCCTCGAGTAGCTGCTCTTTGGTGGGGATTTCGCCGATCATTGGATTCAGTACCGCTGTGCCCTGTATTGAGATATCTGACTCTGTCAGCGAGTCAATGATGCTGTCACGCATCTTTCGCATGGCATAGCTTGTTCCAAAAACACCGCCATCCCATTCGTCCGGGTACGCATATAAAGTGTCTGCATCCAACATTGGCTCCACATGGCCTTTATCGCTGCGCTTATACGGGATATACTTAATGGCGCTTTGAGCTTCCTCGCTTGTGGGCGCAATGTCCGCCTCGAGTGCTTTCTTTCCGGGAAGGATCTGCGGCTCGTCCAGAAAGAACATGATCATTTTTGCATTTCCGCGTTTCCGAGTAACGCCCCTGAACTTAAAGCGATAGCTCTGTATCCACATCATCTCATCATAAATGGAGCCACAAAACGCTCTTGCAACAATGTGCATAATGGCGTTGCCGCTTTCGTCCTCCCATTGAAAGGCGTTTGGATAATCGGCGTCACAGGCACGGACGGCCAGTGTCTTCAAAAACGGATGGTAGAGTATTTCAACATACTGGCTCATCCCAAGACTGACATGGCAGGTTTTGTTGAACTGTAAGTCCCGCGTCGAAATGGTCAGCGTGGAAGTCGTCCGTTTCATGAAGAACACTCCGCGTGGCACTTCGTAGCCTGTTAGCTGCATGGAGAGCACATTGCTGTGGTCATCTCCGTTGAGGAGTCTCGCCTCGCGCTCCAGTGCGGCATATTCATCATCTGAGTACACACTGCGGCAGACCGTCTTGAAGGTATCTGCATCAACCCCGCCCCAATAAGGGCACAAACTGACGAATCCTTTGAGTGCGCCGCTTGAGATTACATTTAAATCTGACACGCCGTTAAAATGTGCGCGATTGCTGTTTGAGACGAGGTGCGCCGCTTTTGCAATTTGCGGAGTAACGATGCCCTCGTGATGCTCCGGGACAAAGGCTTTCACTCTCTTTTTGATGTTTTTGGTTGTTGTGCCAGCGATATAATCGATCACGATTCTTTTCCTGACGTCCAGATCGCCCCAACGCCGCTCGTTTTGCATGATGGCCTTGACCATTCCGGCATCCCATGTGGTATTGCCTTTGAGGGTCTTGCGCCCTTTCTCGGTGAGCGTGGCGGCGATTTCACTCAGTGAGTAACCGCAGATGTAGGCCAGGAAAATGAAGCGTACTGTTATGGCTTCATCCTCTTGAATGATCAGTTGTCCGTCCTGCGTATGGCGATACCCCAATAGGTCGGACAGCGGATATTGTCCCATGCAGATGCGTTGGTCATATGACAAGATCATGCGGCTGCTCTTTTGAGCTGACTCCCAATCGGCAAGCATCGCGTGGATCGACAGCGCTTGGCTGCTGGAGGGGTCAAGCGTATAGATGTTCTCAGTTTCGAAGTAAACACCGACCGGGTGAGATGGGTTTTGTGTCCGCAGCAGGCGAAGCTGTTCTGTGCAGATGGCGATATTTCGCGCAAATCGGGAAACGCTGGCGCATAGAATCAGATCCATCTTGTTGTCAGCGGCATCCTGGAGCATCCGCTTGAATTCTGTCCGTTTTCGCATTGAAGTTCCGGACTTGCCCTCATCGCTGTAGATCTCTTGCAGCTCCCAGTTTGGAGTTTTCTCTACTTTTTCCGTATAGTACCGTGTCTGGTTTTCAATAGACGAGACCTGCTCGGTGCTCTTGGTGCTCACTCGCGCATAGACCGCAACCCTTTTGTCGCCCTCATCCTTTATGGACGGGGTTGGATCGGGGTAAGTAATGACTGCGTTTGCGGGAACAGATGCGTTCCGAACTCGCTGGCGAATATCCTCTCGGATACTCTCTCTATCTGCATCCTGGGGACGCCAATGGTGTTCAGCCGGAGCTTGGGCAACCTCTTGCCTGATTTCGGTATTCACTTCTGCGTCGGCACAGGCTTCACCGGCTGCCTCGGTGTAAGGCGTTTCTTTATTATCCTCCATGCTGAACCTCATTTCTGCAATTCTCTATCGAACGATGCCGTTCATTCCCTTTACTATTTGCTCGTGCCACCGGGTGTAGTCGTCTGGATTTAGCTCCACCAAATCGCACGCCATTTTGTAGAGGGCTTCCCGCTGCTGATCGTCATTTACCAGCGTGTTGATATTATATGACCTGTCTTCTGTGATGATATTAACCCCGTCGCCAATCTCAAACAGCAGCTTTAGTAGATAACTGAACTCTTTCGGGTTTGCTGCAAGATAGCCGCTCGTTTGGGCCGAGATGCATTGCACTTTACCCGAGATACAGTCGCGGATAAGTCGCAGCATTTCAGGGCGGCGCCGAATCTCCTTCTGGCCGGTAATGTCTATATAAACATCGACAAGGTGGAACTGCGTCGAGTCCTTATATCTGTTTTCGTAGAGCGCCGTATGGTACGCTATGGCTTCATTTCGGCTTCGCTCCCATAGCTTTGCAAGCTTCACATAACCGGCAAGCGTAATTCTCTCGCCAGCCTCGGGAGGCGCGCTCATTTGTTCACCTCTGGCAGTGTCCAAAACCAAGCGTTTTCCTTTTTATAGGCTCTTACGCCAAGCTCCTTTTTTGCAGTTTGAACCGTCCGCCGTGAGATGCCCATCTGATTCATTTTATAAAACACGGTCGCGCTGGGCATATCCGCCTCGGTTAACAGCTCAATAAGTGATTGCGTTGCCATGTCGCGTTTGCTTTCGTCGTTCCCGCCGTTGATATCTCCGTTGCAGATATCAACATCGCAAGGGCCGATCCATTGAAAGCCTGTCTCTTTATCGAAGGAGAAGCCGATGGGCAAACCCTCCGGGGCAAGGCTTGATTTGATAGGCGTCAGATAGCGGATCTGCGGGTCGAGCTCATCTCGCGTGACCATAAGAACGCTTCTCGCTATTGCGGCGATATCTATACTGCCAAGACCTCTATAAAGGCTCTTTCCGCCCTGGGCTTTATTCATGTGCCCGACAAGGACGACAGCGCAGTTGTGCTTTGCGGCTATCATGGCAAGTTTACTGAGTACGCTTCTCATGCGACTTGCGCTTTGCATATCTCCGTCTTGAACGAGAAATGACTGGATCGGGTCAAGGATGAGCAGTCGGGAGTGAGTCTGCGTGATCGTGTCCTCGATGCGCGTGTCCTCTAACGTCAAGGTGCCGTCTTCATCCAATATATACGCCACCTTATCGCAGTCAGCGCCAGCGGATATCAGGCGGGGCTTAATCGTGTCTGCGGCGTCATCTTCCGCGCATTGGTACACGACTCCATGCGGTGAACTGATGCGATAGCCGTCCGGCATGGGGCTTCCTCGCGTGACCGCTGCCGCTATGTTCAGCATAACTGTTGATTTTCCCTCGCCGGGATCGCCCTGCAGAAGCGTCAGCTTCCCATATGGGATGTAAGGATACCACAACCAGTCAACCGCCTTTGGCTGAACAGTGGAGTAGAACGCATATGCGCGTGGGTTATTCATTTGCGTTCGCTCCTTTATCTTCGTTTGCATTATCCTCGAAAAAGCACATCCAGTCAGTATTCAAAGCAGAGGCAAGAGTCTTTGCGTTTTCAACAGACAGGCGACGAGCGCCCGTTTCATATCGGCTGATGTTGGTGGCAGAAATGCCCGAAGCCTTCGCCAGCTCGCATTGTGTCATATGCTGGGCGCACCGCTTGGTTTTTAGAATGCTCACAGGCAATCACCCTCCTTCACATACCGGCACGGTATTATGATAATGCCATATTGGTAAGTTGTCAAGCGTTGAAATGCCAAAACGGTGATTACTTCACGCCAGAATGGAAATATAATTATTGATAGGGATGAGGTGATCCGATGAGACTTAAGGAAATCCGGCTAAACCGGGGGCTTTCCCAAAAGACTGTTGCGGAGAATTTGAATTGCGCTCCGACTGTATATTCGAGATATGAAACTGGCGACAGAGAGCCCTCGATAGATATGCTATTGAAGCTTTCGGCTTTTTTTGGAGTTACGGTTGATTATCTTCTGGGAAATGAGGAAATCACTGTTTCCACTCTTTCAACCTACGAGACAGAATTGATTGCCGCCGCACGGGACGCAGATGAGCGTGCGCGTGAGGATGCGCTCAATATGCTGCGTTCTCATTGCGTTGAAAAGAAAAAAGAGAGCCTCGCGTAGTAAGGCAGGGAAAGATTATTCATCTGTATTGGGACTAACCGATTGCACAGAAAGACAGGAACGAAACTCCGGCCTTGTCGTATGCCTGCGGTTAGGCCACGGTTCTTATACTCTTTTTAAAGCGATAACGGCAAGGGCGCAAGGTGACTGTACACTTTGCGCCCTTGCGCCCTTGCGCTCTTGAATATCCTGCAACCTCGTGATAACCTATTGACAATTAGGTTATAATAGGTTACGATGAACACAATGAAGTGGAGGTGCTTTTCATGACGGACAACGAGAAACACGAATTATCTGAAATCGAATTATTGGAGAAGCGAATCGCCGACTTGCCCATCGGATATATCTCCAAGAAAACGATTAGAGGCAAGATAAGGTATTATCATCAGTGGGTTGTAGATGGGAAGATAAAAAGCAAGTATGTTAGCGATGACGCCATGCCTGAACTTCAGAAGGAAATAGAAGAACGCCGGGAGCTGCAGGCACAGTTGAAAGAACTGAAAAAGTCCGACCCGCCCGCACCCAAAAAACCAGTAGTTTCTTTTGAGATGAATGCGGTCACCGGGCCTGGCCTGATTGCGTTGTCTAAGGGTGTTATGTCATGGGGAAAGCGGGATTGCTACAGGCAGCTTCAGGAATATCTATACAGCAACGCTTCCGACCGCGTCTGTCTGGTATTTGGACTTCGCCGAACAGGGAAGACAACAATGCTTCGACAGGCTATCGGTGAAATGACGCCGGAGCAGGTTTCCAAGGCCGTGTATATCAAAGCAACCACCTCTGATACGATGGCGGCAATGAACCGCGATTTGGCAAAGCTGTCTGAACTCGGCTATCGCTATGTTTTCATTGACGAGGTCACTCTGATGAGCGACTTCATTGATTCCGCCGCGCTGTTCTCCGACATCTATGCGGCGCAGGGGATGAAGATCGTCCTATCAGGTACCGATTCCCTGGGCTTTTGGTTTGCGCTCCATGCCGAGCTGTATGACCGGGCGTTGATGCTCCATACAACCTTCATTCCATTTCGTGAGCACAGTCGGCTTCTCGGCATCGACGATATCGACGAGTATATTCGCTATGGCGGTACGCTCCGCGCCGGGGAACTCAGCTTTGACGATCCGGAGCTCAATACCGAGGATGCATCCTTTCGGGACGACGAATCCGCACGGCGGTATATCGACAGCGCCATTTGCAAAAACATCCAGCACAGCCTCGCCTGCTGCGAGGATGGCGGTCATTTCCGCCATCTGCGTACTTTGTACGAAAAGGGTGAGTTAACCGGCGCGATCAACCGCATCATTGAGGATATTAACCACAACTTTGTTCTCTCCGTGCTGACGAAGGACTTTGTTTCGCATGACCTGCGCTTGACGGCGCGGAATCTTCGCAACGAGCGCGATGAAGAAAAGCGGACGGATGTCCTCGACCGTCTTGACCTGACCTCTGTCACGAAGCAGCTCATGAAGCTACTTGAGATCCGCAACAAGGAGGAGCAGAATATCGGCATCACCGTGGCCCATGTAGCGGAGATAAAGGAATATCTCACGGCGCTCGACCTGATTGCGGATTGCCCGATGGAGACTGTGGTAAAGGGCGCTGAGCCTTTGGAGCATATCATCTTCACTCAGCCGGGCATGAGATACTGTCAAGCGCAGGCGCTTGTGTATTATCTGATGAAAGACGAGGAGTTTTTCTCGCTCAGTGAGTTCGAAAAGAAAACGGTCGCCGAGCGCATCTTGGAAGAAGTGCGTGGCCGGATGATGGAGGAGATCATTCTGCTCGAGACCTCCAAAGCGTTACCCACTCGATACCGCGTGTTCAAACTTCAGTTTGCATCCGGCGAGTTTGACATGGTCGTGTTTGACGGGGCGGAGAATAATTGCCGCATCTATGAAATCAAGCACAGCGACCTCGTTGTGCCGGAGCAATATCGTCATCTGGTGGATGAGGAGAAATGTGCCGCGACGGAGAAGCGATTTGGCAAAATAGCGGGGAGGTATGTCCTGTATCGCGGGCCTTCGGGCGTAACGGAAAACACAGTCGCCTATTTGAACGCCTCAGATTATTTAAAGGGTCTACCGAATTTCTTTTAAACAAGCATATATCATCAGCGGCCGAAGCATCGCAAGATGTCTCGGCCGCTGTCATTTTCAAATTCAGCCGTACCGGGTTATCGGGTGCTTCGTATCATTCGAATGTTGGGGTCAATACCTTGGAGATATTGCATGCCGCCGTAAAACCGAATCAGCAGATGTTCTCTGTCAATTATTTTGATCGTATCTATGAGCTGCCGCACCAACACATCATTGTAGGCGTTCATTTCTCCGGAACAGTTTTCCAGTTCCTCGCAAATGCCTCTCAGCTTATTGTCAATCACATGGTTGCGGTTGCTCGCTTCTTTTTGCTGAACCAGCGATGTGTTGAGCTCTGCGATTTGATCCGACATAGCCTTGAGTCGTTCTTCATTTTCTGTGAGGCAGTTCTTGCTGATGCACTCTGTCATCAGTCGCATGACCTCTGCTTTAAGAGTCCGTATTTGAGATTCGAGATATTCTGTGTCTACGCTTTCTGGGCTGTCTTCCACGAAGGAGCGTTCAAGCTGTCCTACAAGATATGGCGTAAGGGCTTGCCTGTCGTGACGAGTCGCCGCGAATGCCTCGACAATGGCGGCGTGGAGGCTTTCTTCATCGATTGTGGGCGAGTTCTTGCAGTACTTGGTACCGTAGTCGTAGCGGCTGGTACAGCGCCACACGACCTTCTTTACGCCATTCTTTGTCCACACGATCCGCTTGTATGGCGCGCCGCACTCGCCGCATATGAGCTTCTCCGTAAGGGCATACGCGCTGCTGTATCTTCCCAGCTCGGTAATTGCCTTGGCGGACGCCTTTCTGATCGAACTGCGCCTTGCCCGTTCCAGTTGCGCACGCTCAAAATCGCTTCGATCCACAATTGCGGGATGATTGTTTTTGATGAAGACTTTTGGCAGCTCTCCGTTGTTTTTCTTTACTTTTTTGCTGATGGGGTCTGTCACATAAGTCTTTTGGAGAACAACATCTCCGCAAAAGCGTTCGTTTTCAAGGATGTTCTGTATCGTTGTCTTGGTCCACGCAGTCCCTTTCCTCGGGGCGGGTACGCCGTCATTTTCAAGCGTCATGCGGATAGCGTCCACGCTATCTCCGAGCAGGTAGCGTTTGTATATGCGTCTGACAACCTCGGCTTCTTCAGGCACGATTTCCGGTTTTCCGTCCTCGCCCTTCTTAAAGGCGTAGATCGTATTGTAGGGAAAAAAGTCTTTTCCCTCTTTCATCGCCATTCGTTTGCCCATCTTGACATTTGCCGATAGCGAGTTGAGTTCTTCCTGCGCAAGACTTGAGAGTATGGTCAGGATGACCTCGCTGGTGCAGTCCAGCGAATTAATCCCTTCCTTTTCGAACAGCACGCCAATACCCATTGCCTTGAGCTTTCGAACATAGCCGATGCTGTCGAGCGTGTTGCGTGCAAATCGGCTGATGGACTTCGTAATGATGAGGTCTATTTTTCCCGCTTTGCAGTGCCGGTACATTTTCATGAAGTCAGGTCGTTTTTCAGCGGTTGCACCGCTGATGCCTGAATCGGCGTAGATGCCCGCAAGCGACCATTCCGGCGTTCCTACGATCAGATCGGAGTAGTACTTCTTTTGAGATTCATAACTCATGAGCTGCTCGTCTTGCTCGGTCGAGACTCTGCAATAGCCGGCGACTCTGAGCTGGCGGTCAAGTGACCGCTGGTTTCCTTTGTGAATGGTTGCCGGGATGATAATGATCTCTTTTTTAGGCGAGTCCATGTTCTAAACTCCTTCCGTGTAGATTTGCCCACTTTTCAGTTCTAATGATATTGTTACGGCAGCAGATATTTTGATGTTCTCCGCTACTGCTATTATCATTTCTGCGTCTGCATCCGATTCTCGCTTCAGCGCCTCGATCTTCTTTTGTAGAGCGGTAGCGACCGCAGCGCCGTCATCGCAGGCGTCATATCTGGATGTCGCCAAGCGAATAATCAGTTCCTTTACCGCACCCTCGTTTTGTATTTCGCCCTCCAGAAGTTCATCGATGTTGTTCTTGAGTCTGGCAAGCTGGAGCGCTGATTCTGATAATTTCACTGTGTCCGGGTGAAGAATAGCAGGATTGTTTTTGATTGCGCTCGCTATTCTTGATACCGCGTCCAGTATGTATTCGTCGGTCACCGAACTGGGTATGTGGGCATTATCATTTTTGCAATACCACCGCGTCTTTCCATTGGCGTGAATGCGTCGTGCCAGAGCGGAGCCGCATTCGCCGCATACAAGCAGCTTTCCTATTTTTCGCAACGAGGGGGATTCTGAATAATTGAGCTTTTTCTGTGCCGCTCTCGCTGCGCTATAGGTTTGCGGCTCCAGAATCGAGGGGTATTTGTTTGTTCCGAGGTAGTCCTCATTCTGAAGGAGACGGGCTATCATGTTTTTGTTCCATATCGGTTTTGCCGGGGTATATGAGATCCCGTCCGCAGTAAGCGCTTCTGCAATGGCCTTGTATGACGCACCGCAGGCATACTCATGGAAGATGCGGCGCACAGCGTCTGCCTCTGCCTCGTTAAGCGTGACAGCACCGTTTTCTACCTTGTACCCGAATGGAAGCATTCTGTTCTTTGCCACTATTTCACCGTCCTTACTAACCGCTCTTTGAGTTCCAGCCCATTGGCTATGTGAAAGGTCAGGATATCGCCGTTGATCGTGATCTGTTCGACGATGTCAGCAAACAAGGCTTCGTCCATACCACCGAGATGTGTGGGGCCATCTTCCAGTACGCCAATCAAATCTTCCGTTTGTTCGATAATTTCGTCGCCGTCCTGGGCGCTCTGGAGCTTAGATTTTGCTATTCTCAGTGCGCGGAGCTTATCCTTGAGCTCATCCTGCTGAGATAAAAAGAGAGCAGTATCAAGGATTCCGCGGGCCATCAGCCCGTTCATCACATGATTCTGCTCTGAGAGTTCGGCAATTTGTTTGTTGATCGTCCGTATCTCCGGATTGCCTCGGTTTCGGGAATCGCGCAGCTTTTCGAGCTGCTCCAGCATGTCGCCGAGGATTCGGTCGCCATTTTTCTTTAACTTGTTGTACAGCTTTGCGAATGCTATATCAAGATCCGGTTCGGCAATTCGCTCTGCCGAGCAGTAGTCACTGCTCTCATCGTGGAGACGGCAAACCCAGTACACCTTGCCCTTGGTCACTCTGCGTCGGTAGGTTTTACCGCATTCTCCGCATCTGAGCTTTACGCTATAGGGATACAACTGTTCTGCTACTCCGGCTGCTCCGCTATGCTTCTGCTCCAGAAGTAGATTGGCGAGTTTGAAGGATACCGGTTCTATGATTGCCTCATGGGTGCCGGAGACATATACTTTTTCCAGTTCTCCACGGTTCTTGACCTTCTTGTAAGGCAGGGCATCCGTTTTGAAGTTCTTTTGCAGGAGCATATCTCCAATATAGCGTTCATTGCGGAGCATAGAGTAAATGGTCTTTGCTCTCCACTTGACGCCGCCGTCTTTACGGGCGACACCATCCTCCGTCAGTCCTCTGGCGATTTCATACCCGTTGCTGCCGGAGAGGTATTCCCTGAATATTCGCCGGACGATTTCAGCTTCTGGCTCACAGATCTGAGGAAGCTTGTCGATCAGCCTGTACCCATAGGGAACGCTGGAGGACACATAGTCGCCATTGCGCATATGCATCCGATTGCCTCGCCGTTTGTTTTCTGCGATGTTTTGGGATTCTTCCTGTGCAAAGGCAGAATACAGGGTGAGAAGCACTTCGCTGGTTATGACGCCTGTGTCGATGCCCTCTTTTTCGAACAGGACGGATACTCCGATATCCTTGAGTTCCCGCACAGCGGTGAGGGAATCCATCACATTTCTGGCGAACCGGCTTGTAGACTTTGTAATGATGCGGTCGATCAGACCGCGACGACAGTCAGCCATCATACGGTTGAAATCGTCACGCTTCTCGGTAGAAGTTCCTGTGACCGCCTCATCAGCATAGACCTCGACAAACTCCCATTTGTCGTTCTTTGAGATGAGATCTGTGTAGTATCGGCATTGCGCGGCGTAGGAGTTTAGCTGGTCGTCACTATCGCTGCTCACTCGTGCATAGCCGGCCACTCTCGGCTTTATGGCTGTGGCTTGTGCCTTGGGGGAGATATAGATGACTTCTCTTTTGCCGTCGAGAGCGTTGGAGCCCACGACCTCACGATTTGTTGTCATTGCATTCCCTCCCTTCAGCAACACACAATACCATCAAAGTTCGGGAATAGCTATACCCAAACTGAATTAAATAAACAAAAGCGAGAGTTCATTTTCATCTGCTATCCGCTGCGCTGCACGGGCCTTGTGCTCCTCTGTGATAAGCCCGAGCTCAACAAGATGGTTCATCATCAGAAGAAGGTATCCAAAGTCCACGATGTTCAATCTGTCAATGTTGTTGCCCATGTTTTTCCTCCTGACTTCTCGTTTCGCCTGGTACTGCAATGAAAGAATGGGGTCGCTCATTTCGCTCAATCAAGCTGTGTCACAATGGCCTTGTAGCGTGAGCGACCCCCATCTTTTCGGGTGTCAAGTTATCTCATCAGAATCTCATAGGAAGTTTGCCTTTCCTGCTTGCACCGTTGTAGATACGGTAGACCTGATTGAGATATTTCTTGGAGCCGGGAAGATTGACGTCTGTTCTGCCGCTGCGGTAAACGGCGATAGGGTCAACAGCGCGAAGTTTGCTGATCAGTCGTTTGCGGTCATACTCCCGGTGGTACAGTTCCACAAAAGCGAGGACGCCCACCAGCGTTTCCGCACGAAGCGATTCAGGCGCGCCGCCCCATGCAGACTGAAGAATACCGAGTGCTTCCTTGTACAGCTCTGCGCCGACTCTTTTGAACTCGGAAAAAGCTGTGTTGATGCAAATGATACGGTTGTTGCCACACCCTTGCTCAAAGCCGAGGTGAAAGCCAGCCGCTTCCGTTGCATGAAGGAAGGCGACGGCATCGGGATCTCCCGCAAAGATCAAAGCGCGCATTTCTGCGCTGGCCGTCAGTGGGGCGGACTCGCCGGTCTGCTGTGCAAAGAGCAGAGCTTCATCACGTTCGGTCAAACCGCGATAGACCTTGCATCGGATGATAGTATCCCGCCCACCATTAACCTTAACTCTGGCGGCAATGGTGTGCTGCCCATCGAATACATAATACACATCGTCACGAAAGCTCACCTTCGGTTCGTTGGCAATGTGTTCGTCAAACTCAGCGGCAATGCGTGCGACACGACCGGGACGAAGCCTCCGCTGATAGTCTTGTGGAATGACGAGCTTCTTGCTGTTAATGTACATTATTTCAAAGGGCATTTCTGTGTGTTCCATTTTCATTCTCCTTCTATTCCTAAAATGTATTGTTTTGGCTCTTGCATGATTTCAATGACTTTGGCTTTGTATTCGTGATCTGCAAGTAAGCGGGGAAAATCAGAAAAAAGAGTGTCACAGACACGGATCATATCTGTTACAGCTCCGCGCAGGGTATCCAAAATGTAGTCCTCGTTGGCCGGAGTTGGGGTATCGCTGGGTAACATGCTGGCGTATATGTCGCGGATCTCCTTCATTTCTTGCCGCACTTCTTTTCTTGATGGTTTGGTCTGCGGCTTCTCTTTTGGCAGGCGCAGTTCTTCTGCTTTTTGGCGGCGTTCTTCAGGCTGGGCTTTTGCAACAGCGGCAACCGCTTTCTGTGAGGGCTTTATGGTACCGGTGAGGATTTCTTGCTTAATTCCCGGTAGAACTTCTTCAGCGGCATTAACACCTTTAGCATAGCGGCTGGCGTTTTCTACAGCGCCTTGGCTAATACCAACTTCATCGGCAATTCTTTTCCGTGTACGAGTTTCGGCCGGTAAGTGACAACTGTTGTCACTTACCGACTTGCGGGTTTGATTGCCGCGGAACCCATCGCTTGCACCGTGAGCCTTTTTTTCAGCCTCATACCGCTCTCCAACAAGATATGTCTTCTGCTGCACAGTCAAATTTCTGCGTCCAAGCTGATTCTTGCAGATCCATGCGATGGCCTCGTAACGATTGGTGAACGCCTTATCACGAGTACTATATTTGACCTTTGGATTTTCCTGCGCTATCTTATAGCGGTTGTGGCCGTCAATGATCACGCCGTTCCAAACGATGAGCGGCATGAGCACCTCGCCCTCGGCGATGATGTTTTCCTTCAACTGCTCATATTCTTCATCTGTCAGTGGCGGACACATCGACTCAAACTCGGGATCGATCTTCAAAACGGCGTTCATCACGGAGCCTCCACTTCAGTGGGCAGATAAGCGTCCTCATCCAGCCGAAGGCTGACGCGCAGGGCGGCGTCGATCTGCTCCATCTGTTCCGAGGTGAGCTTGCCCGCATAGCTGCAGATTCGGCGTTTGTCGATGGTCCGCAACACCTCCAACATGAAAACGGATGCATCCGGCAAGCCCTCAATGTCTGACAGCTCCACATGGGTGGGCATGTTCTGCTTCCTGTGCTTCTGGGTGGTGGCCGCTGTGACGATGATCGTCGGAGAATAGTAGTTTCCGACGTCATTCTGCAAAATTAGGACAGGGCGTGTACCCCCTTGCTCATGACCAAAGGTGGGGTCAAGCTGAGCATAGTAGATCTCGCCGCGGTAAAAGTCGTGATAGTTCTGGTTCATGCGATATACCTCCATCAACTGTTTCTATGTAAGTATGGAGGCCGCCCGATTGTGGCTGGACAAGCATCAGCTTGCTATAGCATTCCGGGCGGCCTCCATATTCTTAATGCTTATTGGCTTTATTCGACACTACTCCCCAAGCCATGGGCGACGACGGGAACAGCGGCTGGCGCCGCTTCACAGGCTTTTCACCTCCCCGAGGATCTCTCCGGGCTGCCCTCCTTGCGTGATCCCCATAATGGGGGCTGGGACGGGACAGGAGTACCATTGTTAACTGACAAGGTTATTGCAAAACAGCTTGCCACGGCTGTCTTTCGGTCGGATGGGTACCGCTCGCACCTCCTTGGCCGTCTTTTCCAGCGGGCTATTCCCGCCGTAGGTGGTCTTGGCGCATCCTCCGCTGTCGCTTTTCCCTTTCGGGCTTGTCAGCTGATGTATTCAGGTCGTCGGATATGACCGCAGAAGCGGTGTTTCTCAAAGTTCAATGCGAGGTGCATGATGGGTAGTCCCATTTTTCCCTCTCACTTTCTATTGCGAACTTTTTTCAAGCTTGATAACCAAAAACTTTAGGTCTTCGAGGATTCTCTTTTTTCGCTTATGTACGGCAACTTGAGAAACCCCGATTTTCTTTGCCATGCTCCGCTCGGTCATGTTCTCGAGATACAGCGCTCGAACGAACTGGTAATCCTCCACGGGCAGACAACGAAGTGCGCGCCGCAGAGCATTGATGCGGATATTGCGAATGGCGGATTCTTCGGCATTCACAGTAATGTCTGCGATAATTTCTTCGCCATTGCCTCCGCTGTCTACTTCGTTGCCATACAGAGAGATCACCAAAATGCCTTCGGCCTGCTCTGCCAAGTAGTCACTGTGATCGACTTCCTTGCGCCATTTCCGATAATCTGTCTTTGTGGATTCAAGCACGGTTTCGCCATCGTCTATAAAGAAATGGCCAACTCCGTCCTCGGAGGTGATAAAGCGGTAGAACTCCTTGCCGGTCATTTCTATCCACTCGTGCTTTCCACTGATATGATTGGTGTTACTCCATCTGAAATATCTCTTTGACATTGTTCATTCTCCTTATCGTTTTTTGGTTTTCGGGGTGCGGATGGGAAAACCAAAAACGACGGAGGGGAACGACAGCCTGGGCCGGTGTGCTGCGAATGCTTGTCCATGCCAATACTCCAAAAATGGGCAGCAAAAAAGGCCGAGCGCATAAACGCGCCCGACCTCATTGCTCCCGTATTGGCTGGATGGCTACGAGTGATTTTGCAGGAATGTCGGCAGTAATCTCCAAACTCTTGCCAAACTCGAGCAAAATCGACATAAGAAAACCCCGCAAAAACCCGAGTGGGTTCTGCGGAGCTTATGTAGGGATATGGTATTCTGTTTTCTGCGCTATTTAGTCTTGCCGCATCATAATTTTTCCTCCTTCATCGTTTTAGAAGACAGAACACCAGAACAAATGACACGATTCTTCACTGGCTGTCATATCTTGATGATACGATAGCGCCCGTAAAAAATCGGTCGAAGTGTAGATGCGCTTGCCCTTCCATGTTGAATCGGAGGAAAAGCGGGTATAAAAAGGCTCCTGACGGTTTATTCCCGCCAAGAGCCTTTTTATTGCAGACTGCGCTGCTATTGAAAGTCGTAGCTATCCAGCATACACATCGTAGCATATTGACAGTCGCTTGGGAGTAGGAAAAGGGTCGGTACTTAGTCGGTATGGTGTCGGTATTTAGTCGGTAAACAGTCGGCGCAGCTCCGGCAGAGTATACCCAAACATACACAGGCCGAACAGATGAAGAGCTTCTTTCTTCCTGTCATAGAACACACTGCGCTCTATATTCAACGCTTCCGAAAGCTCCGGCTCCGTCAGCGGAAAGCGGCTGATGTACTGTTTGTCCAGAATCTCATAATAAACTTCCCCGTAAATGGGATAATCCTTCATGCGGATCAGCGCTTTATCTATGAGATTGATGTACATACGGGTTTCACAAATGCAGCAGACACGCTCGGCAAATCGTTCCGCTTCTATATCGGGAGCGAAATCCGCAAGGTACCTGAATCCGGCCTCCATATCGTGGTTTCCGATTTCATAAGCGTGATCCCGTATTTCTTCGAGGCGCTCACTGATTGCCCATGTGACATCCCGATAGACCGTGAGAATCAGCCTTGAGCGGTGGAACACGGCGTCGCTATCCATACCGAGGGATGCAATTTTAGCTTTATGCTTGCGTAAAGCAGCGGTTTCTTTTGCCATCTCTAAACCTCCCTTGAGCAGTAGTCGGCAATATAAGCCTCGTTAGCACTCGAGCTAACACAAAGTGGAAAGAGCGGCGGGGACTTAACCCCGCCTACGAAGCTAATCTCAGTCACACATAATTACCCCGACTGAACGCAGGAGCCCGGCTTGCTTCAGTCTGATCCGCACCGCCGTCCGTGAAACATCGAAAATCTCTGTCAACTCCGTTATCACATCAGCGGCATCTTTCGAGCCGCAGCCCTCGATAATATAGTTGGAGGAATGGTGCTTTTTCATGACCGCCTGGGCAGTCGGATAGAATACACTCGCCGGCATCAGCATTGCCGAGGAGAACTTGTCCGCTTGCCATTCCATCCAGTCTTTGTCCGTCCAATAACCACGCGGTTTGTTCCTGTTGGGATCAGCCTCTCTGCACATGATATAACTCTTTGAAGTGCGGAGGCAGTATTTTCGGTCGTCTGGATAGTACATCTGCCGATGGATAATCCAATGAGAAGCCTCATGGCATACTGTAAACCGGCGCCGGTGGTGATGCTCCTCCGGCATGAGTCTTGCGTCAATGACGATTGTGCCGCTCATAATGATTTCTTCCTGAATCTTCTTCTCGAGAGACATCAGCTCCATCTTGTAGTCGCTAAAGTTGATGAGTCCAAGAACCGTTCCTCGTGAGGAGATGTACCGGTCTATGATCGTCAGGCTGTAGGCTTCATCGGCAAGTGCCTCAATGTCGAGCGGCTGCGCCTTTTCATACATATATGGAGCGTATTCTTGAAGCACAAGCTCCGCAACGCTGTCGAAGTCTTTGCTGCTGAAAAGATACATGCCGTTGCTCTTTTGCGCCAATGGA